TAAAAAGGGGGTGATAAGCTTTGCTATTAAGCAGAGTGAATGAAATTGTAGAACTGGCTAGGGAATATATTAAAAAATATAATTTAACTCCACAAAAAGCCATGGAATATGCAATAACAAATATAGAAATAAAAATAGAACAAGAAGAAAAGAAACAATACTAAACACAAAATATAAAGGAGATGATAAATATGTACATGTTATTATTGGTAATTGGATATGCAATTGTATATATAACTGCAGGAAATCCGAGTTTATATACTTTAAAATGGTTAATGGTAACATTAGGATTTTTCTTAATTTATTTTGCTGGAAGAATGAGTAAAAAAACATTTTAGGGAGAAATTTATGAAAAATGTATTAGAAATAATCATAAAAATAATAGTCGGTGCTATAAGACTTTTATTATATGCAATAGCTATAGTTTTTACCATTACGATGGGTTTTATGATTTTTATAAAATGTGAAATAATAACGACCATTTTAGAAGTAATAATAGGATTTTTTACAATAGGAGCTTTACTATTCGTCATATATTACTTAGGTGATGAAGTTGTAGAAAAATTCAAAGAAAAGGGATATAGCACATTGGAAGCAATTAAATTAGCTGAAAAGGAATTGGAGGGACTATATGAATAAAAGAATAAAGATAAAAAAGGGCATCTGGCATAAAGAATGTGATTGTAGATGTGATAACTTTATAAGAATTTTAAGAGGAAGTGCATTATTAGTTTTTAATTGCAAGAACTGCAATTTAAGACCAGAGAGGGTAAGAAATGTAATATTGACTATGTTAGATGAAGATGAAGAAATACAAGAGTATACATATAGAGAAGAAGCTATAAAGACAATGTATAAAGAGAGAGTAGTAAATCCGATTATTAATGCTATGAAAAATCATAATTATAGAAAAATAATATTACCAATATATGTACCAGGAGTAAAAATAAAAGATATAGATATTGAATTTATGAAAAGACAAATTGAAGCTAAAAAATTAGAGATAATCAAATTTGAGTTATCCTCAATACAATATAGATACACATATAACATGGTTATAGAAATAAAAAGAAAAGATGTTACTATATATGATCATCATAAGCAAAACAATACAATTCATTTGATAGGAGGAAAATAAAATTATAGGGAATATATACGAAAATAAAAAACTACTGGAGGGGAAATAATGGAAGACAGAAAAGAATCGATAAAAAAAGCATTACTAACAATAAAAAAAGAATGTAGTAGATATGATGAATGCGAAGATGGACAATGCATAGTATTGGAATTACTGCCTAGTCTTGATATATGTCCGTTATACCATAATAGTCCAGAAGATTGGGAGATAGAAGAATATGAATAGAGTAATAGCAGATGCAATAATCATAGTGGTTATTGGTGCATGGATAGTGAGTAGATTATGCATGTAAGATACAAATAATTGACATAAAAAAAGGAATGCTTTCACATTCCGACAAATTCCTTAATAATATTATAACAGGAGTGTGGGAGCATGGCTAGTAAAACAATAGAAAAAGATAAAACATTTTCAGATGCAGAAGGTAAGTTATACAATTATAATTCTATGAAAATAGAGTTAAACAGTCTAAAAATAGATTTAGAATATTTAGAGATAGATTATAAGGGATGCAAAGCTATTAGCTATGCTGACGAAAGAACAGGACAAACAAATAACATAAGCAATACAGTTGAAAATGAAGTACTTGCAAAAGAGAGACAGATAATAGAAATAGAAAATAAGATACATAAAAAAGAGAGACAAATTAGAAAAATAGAAAATGCACTAGAGCTGCTAAAAGAAGAAGAGAAAAGACTTGTTAGCTTTAGATATTTCTCTAATAGAAAAAAAGCACCAAGCTGGTTAGATGTAGGAGAAGAAATAGGTTACTCAGATAAAAAATGTAGAGTTATGAGAAATGACATCATAAATAAAATAAAATCACTTATATGATTTCCGTAAAAGTTCCGTAAAGTTACCTCATAATTTCCGTAAAAGTTCCTTTTTTGGACAGAAAACTATAGTATATTTGTATTATAGGAAAATATAAAGGTTGTTTTCTTTACGAACTCTTATTGAATGTCAGATAGCCTGGTAACCTATTTGACTAGTATAATTGCTACAGTTTTTTTAAAACATTGGTTTTTTCTTGGCACAGACTTGTGCCCTCCTTAAGTATTAAGTATATAATTAACAACTTAGTTATGACAGGAAATGGCTGGGGGTAAAACCTCAGCAATGTGCAAGTAATGGAAATCGCCCCCAACGACGTAGGTTCGAATCCTACAACTTGCTAAACATTAATGCAACTACTATCATGTAGCATAAATTAATCGTAATTTAACTCATACCGAATTGAGCCCATGAAGGGCTCTTTTTATTTTGCGAGAAAAGAGTGATCTAATGAGTAGAAAAATATTTCAAAGAAAAGAGTATTCAATTTATAAATGTAGTGATGGATTTGTTGTACATAATACGAACAAGAAATTTGAAAACGGACATACACATGTAAATAATTTTTATAAAGCTAAGATACTGGTTATTATGGCTATAAAAAGAGAGATAGACAATAAGCTAAGTAAAAGAGATATAGAAAGTCTTATTAGATTAACAAATGATAATAGATATAGAAATAAATTGATAAATAAATTAGAAAAATAACGAGGTGGTGATGCATGGCAAGAGCTAGAAGCCCAAGTAGAGACAAAGCTCTCGAGATATATAAACAACATAATGGGAATATAACTAATAGAGAAATTGCTAGTATGCTAAATGAAGATGAAAAAGTAATAGCAGTTTGGAAAAGTCGAGATAAATGGAACAAAGTCGTACAACAATCAGAACAAAGTTGTACAACAAATAAAATAGATGCAAAAAAAACTAGGAAAGCTAGTAAAAAAGCTAATTCCAGATTAAAAAAAGAATCTTATCCCTTACAAGCAAGGCCAAATAATAAAAACGCGGTCACAACAGGAGAATTTGAAAGTATATTCTTTGACACTTTAGAAGATGACGAAATTAAATTAGTTGATAGCATAGAGATAGAAAAAAGAAATTTACTAATTCATGAAATTCAACTACTGACAGTCAGAGAAAGAAGAATGCTTAAAAGGATAGCTGATTTAAAAAACAAAGAAATTACATTAAAGTCTTACAAAACAGGCATTGAAAAAGATGCGGATACAGATCTTAAAGAATTTGAAACTGCTTTAAATCAAATCCAAAATATAGAAGAAGCATTAACTAGAGTGCAAGAGAAAAAACAAAAAGCTATTGATTTATTACATAAGTTTGATGTAGACGAAGCTAAATTAGATTTAGAAGTTATGAAAACTGAACTTGCTATATTAAAACAAGGTGGAGATGAAGGGCCTGTCGAGGATGATGGATTTATAGATGCTTTAAATGCGCAAGTTGACGAGGTATGGAACGATGATTAATATCAAGAGACATATTTCAGATTTAAGAAGTAAAGTTAACAAAATGAAATCATCTAGAAACTTAGGCATTAAAAAAGCAGTTATAAAATTTAGCCCTTTCTCTAAAAAGCAAAAAAAGGTGCTGACTTGGTGGTTACCAGCTTCACCTGTACATGATAAAGATGGAATTATAGCTGACGGAGCTATAAGAAGTGGTAAAACTATTTCAATGTCATTAAGCTTTTCTTTATGGGCAATGGAAAACTTCAATGGTCAAAACTTTGGCATGTGTGGTAAGACGATAGGCTCATTTAGAAGGAATGTTTTATTTTGGTTGAAGCTAATGCTTAAATCTAGAGGTTATAAAACAGAGGATAAAAGAGCTGATAACTTATTAATTGTAACCAAAGGAGATAAAACAAATTATTTTTATATCTTTGGTGGCAAAGATGAACGAAGCCAAGACCTTATACAAGGTATAACTTTAGCTGGAGTATTCTTCGATGAAGTGGCATTGATGCCTGAGAGTTTTGTAAATCAAGCTACTGGTCGTTGTTCAGTTGAGGGAAGTAAATTTTGGTTTAACTGCAACCCAGATGGACCATATCATTGGTTTAAACTTAATTGGATAGATAAAAAAGAAGAAAAGAATATTTTATATTTGCATTTTACAATGGATGACAATTTATCATTATCTGAGAAGATAAAAAATAGATATAAATCTATGTATTCTGGAGTATTCTTTAAACGTTATATTTTAGGTTTATGGGTAGTTGCAGAAGGAATTATATATTCTATGTTTGATAAAGAAAAGCATGTTTGTGATGCTACTGAATTTTCATACAAAGAATATTATATATCATGCGACTATGGTACTCAAAATGCAACTGTATTTGGCTTATGGGGTAAAACTACAGATGGTAAGCATGTATTAATTAAGGAATACTACTACAGTGGTCGAGATAAAGGAATACAAAAGACGGATACACAATATGCAGATGATTTAGAAAAGTTTATTGGTGATTATAAGGTTAAGAGAATAATTGTTGACCCTTCTGCAGCTTCTTTTATTGCTGAATTAAGAAAAAGGGGATATAGAGTTCAAAAAGCTAAAAATGATGTATTAGATGGAATAAGACTTACTGCTAGCTTTATGGTTCAAGATAAACTTTTAATTGATGAAGATTGTGTTGAAACATTAAAAGAGATAGCATCTTATTCATGGGATAGTGATTCAAGTAAAGCTGGAGAAGATAAACCAGTTAAAGAATATGATCACAGTATGGACCAAATGAGATATTATTTCTTTACTGTAGTTGGAAATAGAAAAGTAAGAATAAATAATAGTAGATAGAAAGGAGGATACAAGATGCTTAATAGTTATCAAGAGTTTGTTACTGCTGAACTTACTGGATTATATGGCTCGGCAGTATTACAAGAAATGAACGATATACTAAGACTGTATGACATATACGAAGGTCGAGAAAACTTTATAGACAAGTCAGAAAAAAAAGACTATACACAGACAGAAAAAAGAACAAATCTGATTAAGAAGCTTATAAAAGAAGAATCTAGATTTTTATTCGGTAAGACTCCAGAGCTATATGTTCAATCTAAAAACGATACAGATACTGACAAGGATAAAGCTGAACAAATAAATCTTTATTTAGATAAGATATTAAAAGATAATCTATTCTCAGAGAAGCTTGTAAAAGGTGCTAGAGACTGCTTTATCGGTAAAAGAGCTGCTATTAAATTATATGCTAACCAAGATACAAAAGAGATTAGGATAATGTTTTTACCTTCACTAGAGTTTATATATGAAAGTGATGAGGAAAATCCTAACGAACTTAAAAAGATAATATTCTTCTATCAGACAAATAAGGAAGTTGAAAAAGATAAACAACGTATTTGGAAGCAAAAGTATGAAATGATAGATTGTAGATGTATTCTTAACGAAGGCATCTACAATGGTAATGGGATATTAATAGAGCCTATAAACGTAGATGTAGACTTACAATTAAGCGGTATTCCTTGTTATGTGGTAATAAACGATGGACTAAGTGGAGACCCGTTCGGAGAATCTGATGTAAAAGAGCTTCTAGACAATCAAATTCAATACAACAGACTATCCTCAGAAGATGTAGACACACTTAGAAAAGGTATGGATAGGATTATTTATGGTGTCGACATAGACCCAGAAGCATCTGAAAAATTTCAACTAAAGCCTGGAGCATTTTGGGACGTACCAACAGACCCTACAGCAGAAGGGAAACAAGCTGCACTAGGTACAATACCGACAGACTTTAATTATGGAGACAAGATAGAAAACTCATTAAAACGTATTAAGTCAGATATGTACGAGATGCTAAATATACCAATGCTATCAAATGACGAGCTAAAAGGCATGATGACATCAGGCAAAACTATGAAAGCACTGTATTGGCAACTTATTACTAGATGTGAAGAGAAGATGATGGCATGGCGACCAGCTTTAGAGTGGTTAATAAGAGCAATACTTGAAATTACAGAAGTATATCAAATAGAAAAATTACCGCAACTTGATTATACTGTTACAGTAGAAAATAACTATCCTTTACAGGAAGATGAAGACGAAGAAAAGACATTAGACTTGCAACAAGTAAATGCACAGGCTATGTCTAGAAAAACATTCATCAAGAAATGGCAAGGTGTTACAGATGATGTGGCTGATGCTGAAATAAAACAAATAGCATTAGAAAGAGAAATGTTAGAAGAAAGTTATGTATCTGGAATGAGTGATCCAGTTGAATAATTTTTTTAAACAAAAGAATAAAACTGAAAAAGAGATGACTAGAGAAATAAAAAAAGCATATAAGAGAGTAGCAAATAATTTGATTAAAAGATTGGCTCTAGTTAATCCAGATACGATGACATATGACTATTTAAGACAAACTGCTAAGTATCTAGAAAAGGAATATAAGAAGCTTAATAAAAGACTTAATAAAGATATAGAAAAGGCTATTGTAAACACCGTAGAAGGCTATACACAAAGCCAAGTAGAGTTTTACAGTGATTTATGCAAACCTCTATCTAGTAGCTTTGAAGATATGTTTATTAAAGTGAATAAGCAAGTTTTAGACAATGTTATTACAGGCAAAATGTATGGAGATAACATAAAACTTTCTGACAGACTTTGGAGCAATCACAACAAGACTGCAAAAACAATAAACGATATACTTACAGATGGTTTTATTAGTGGGAAAGGTAGTAAAGAGATAGCTAAAGACTTAGAGGTTTATTGTAATCCAAATTATTTAAAGGAATACGAAAAGTTTACTATTCATCCTAAAAGTAAAAACAAGGTTGAATTTAATTCATATAGATTAGCAAATACCTATATAAATCATGCATACCAAGAAGCAACAAGGCAAAGTGCTAAGCATAATCCATTTGTAGAAAAAGTTGAATGGCTAAGCGGAACAGACGATAATGTATGCGATTTATGTAAAGAACGAAATGGAAAGAAATTCGATAAAAATAAAGTACCTTTAGACCACATATTAGGTAGGTGTACACTATTACCAGTTATAGAAGATGATTTAGAAGATATAGCTAGAGAGTTAAAAGACTGGGCTAATGGTGGTAAAAATGAAAAACTTGATAAATGGTTTGAAGCATGGGAGGTTAAAAGATGAAATTACAAGACACAGTAGATTTAATGTTAGGAACAGATTTTAAAGACAGATTTAAAGCTGAATATTATCAACTAGATAATAGAATAGCTGGATTACAAAGAATGCTAGAAGGATATAAAAATGGAACACTTAATTTTACACCTAACTGCTCATATGAAATATTACATACTCAATTAGTATATATGGAAGCTTATAGAAATGTATTAGAAGAAAGAGCAAAAATAGAAAATATAGAATTGTAGGAGATAAAAATGAATTTGATAAAAATAGTAATGACTAATTCAGAAGAAATAAAGGGTATGAAACTATAACTGTGGATTAATAAGAAAACGTACTTTGACAAGTGAATATAAAATTTATTACTTAAAATAACTTTAACTGTGGACTATATAACTTTGAATGTGGTATAATGAGGTATATTTATAAAAGGAGTGATTATATGGTGCAAAAATCAAAGAGAATGAAAAAAGTATTTTTAGGTGGAACTTGTAACAATAGTAAATGGAGATATAAACTGATTCCAATGCTCGATATAGATTATTTTAATCCAGTAGTAGATGATTGGACTGAAGAATGTTATCAAGAAGAATTAAAACAAAGAGAAATATGCGATTATTGTCTATATGTTATAACTCCTAGAATGACAGGAGTATATAGTATAGCTGAAGCTATAGATGATAGCAATAAAAGACCTAATAAAACTTTATTCTGCGTGTTAAAATCAGATATAGATTATATACCTGATATTAGATGGAACGAAGAATCGAATAAATTTTTTATAGGACATGATGAAACAGAAAAACAATTTGATGAAGGACAAATGAAATCTTTAGATAAAGTTGGTCAAATGGTAAAAATGAATGGGGGTAAATATTTTAAATCACTAGAAGAAGTTGCAAGTTACTTAAATAAAGTTGGAATAGAAAAAATAAGAGGAGTTGAAGAAATTCCTAATTGGATTAAAAGAGGACATGAGACACTTCCTAAAGATAAATGGGGATATTGGGATGAAATTGTTCCGATAAGAGCTAAAGACCTTTACGAAGGAATGGAATTAGATTATACATTAGATATAGAACTGATATTACGAGAAGGTACAAAAGATAGTTTTATTATAGCAAGTAGAGAATTAGATAACCAAGGTCATTCCGAAATGTCGTATGGTTTAATGAAAGCGATGATAAAAGAATTTTGTACAAATGGGAAAGAATTTGTAAAATATTTAAATAGAAAATAGGTTACGAGAAAGAGAATAGACAATATGAATATACTAAATTTACCAGAATTTGAAGTTTTAGACACAATACAAGATGACCACGATATGACGGTAATAGTAAAACCAGTTAAAGAGCCTGTGGCTTGCCCAGAGTGTGGTGGAGTTGAATATTATAAGCATGGCAAATCTAAGCGATTTGTGAGGGATTTAAATAGCTTTGGGAAACGTGTAGGGATTGAAATACATACACGTAGATATAAATGCAAATACTGTGGTACCACATTTAGTCAACATTACAAAAGCATCGACGATAGAGATAAAATCACTATTCGTTTAAGAGAGCAAATAGAAAAAGAATCTCTTAAAAAACCATTTGCTAATATAGCAGAGGAATATAGTGTTTCTCCTACTACAGTAAAGCGAATATTTAATGCTTACATAGAAAGGCTAGAAAAGGATATGACTTTCCTTACTCCAGTTATATTAGGGATAGACGAAGCACATCTTAATAAGTCAATGAGAGCCGTTTACACCGATATAATTGGACGTAAGGTATTGGATATCCAACCAAGCCGTAAGAAATCCGATGTGAAGGCTTTTCTAAGTAAATTACCTAATAAGGAGAACATAGAAGTAGTAACCATAGATATGTGGCGATACTACAAAGAGGCAATATATGAGGAACTCCCAAAGGCTCAGGTAATCGTTGATAGATTCCATGTAATACAATTAGTTAACAATGCTTTAGAAGGTGAGAGAAAGTCATTTAAAGGCTCATTAGACAAGAAACAAAGGTCTAAGTTGTTAAAAGATAGATTCTTGTTACTAAGGAACAAAGAAGATTTAAATGCTAGACAGATTTGGGATATGCAAATTATGTTTATCGATTTTCCACAGTTAAAGTTAGCCTATGAGTTGAAAGAACATTTTAGAGATATCTACAAATGTAACAATCGAGATGATGCTTTAAAAGCTTATTCAATCTGGAAGGAGTCAGTTCCAAAGGACATGAAATACTATCAAGATGTAATCAAAACGATTGATAACTGGCAGTATGAGATATTTAACTACTTTACATGTAGGATTACAAATGCTTATACAGAGAGTTTAAACAACTTGATTAAGAACATCGAGAAAGCTGGTAGAGGTTACTCTTTTGAGGTACTTAGAGCAAAGGTACTATTTGGTACAAGTGCTACTAGAAAACCTAAATATACAAGAGCAAATACAAGTAACAAAACATATACATTTACTACGGCATTTAGTTGGAATGATTTCGTAGGAAGTACAAAATTAACAGAAGGTTTTGGAGTAGATATTCCACAACTACTAGAGGTATTAGAGAGTGATAAATTTTAATTCACTCTCTTTTATTTTCCACAATTAAAGTTATATACCCGAAATAAAATGGACTAGCAACGACTGGGACGATTATATGTACGATGGAAAATATTTTATTATAAAGAAAAACGGTGTATGGGTTGGTATGTATAACCTAGATTATGTTATAAGTATAATTGTTAAATATGAATAAATAGGTTTACATAATTCAAGTTTCTAAAATCGATTCTAAGGCACTTGCAAAAAGTTCCTTGATAGTTTATACATTTGGAAATAAATAGAAATTACATAAAGGATGATTAAATGGAAAAATTATTTAATTTTGTATCATTACCTTGTGATGCTATAGAAGTTAAAGTAATAAAAAGACCAAAACAGAAACCTTTAAAGAAACTAAAATTAAATGGTGCTACTTATTATTTATCTGAAGATGATGAAAATTATTATACTTTCATATATAAAAGTTTCGCTAAGGATAAAGCAAAAAGCCAAGTAGCAGCCAGTATATTCAACAAAGCAAAGTGTAAAAATGCAGATTGGTTTGAGTTAGCTCAATTATACAACGATAAGATAAATGAGTATAATCACAAATCTTATGTGCATAGTCAATATATCACAGATACAATATTGACTGAAATATATAAATTAACAAGATAATAAAGTCCGAAAGGGCTTATTTTTATGCCTTTTTATAGTTTGTAGGCGTAAAAGAATAAACTAAAAACTATATTCAAGAAACGGACTTGTAAAAAGTGTAAATATAGGAGGAAATATGGAATTTAAAGAATTATTAAAAGCACAAAGCTTAACAGATGAACAAATAAATAACATTACTGCAAAGATGAAAGAAGAAAAAATATATACTACATCTTTAGAAAATGCAGATGAAAGATATACGAAATTAAAAGGTCAAAAGGCTGATTTAGATGAACAAATAAAAGCTGCAAATACAACTATAACAGAGTTGAAGAAAAATAATAAAGACAATGAAGCATTGCAACAAACAATACAAGATCATGAAGCTACAATAGAAAATCTGAAAAAAGAATCAGCACAAAAGGATTTTAATTATGCATTAGACAGTGTATTAAAAGACAATAAATGTAAGAATGCTAAGGCTTTAAAAGCTTTACTTGATTTAGACAATATAAAATTTAATGAAGGTAAATTAGAAGGCTTAGAAGGACAATTAACTGCATTGAAGGAAAGCGATGGATATTTATTTGATACATCAAATCCAGCTCCAGGTAATACTGGGGGAACAGGTAATCATCCACGAGTTGGTGGAGGTGCTGGAGAAGTAACAAAGGCAGATTTAATGAAAATGCCTTACAGTAAAAGAGTTGAATTTTTCAACAACAATAAAGAAGAATTCAACAGATTAATGAATGAATAGGAGATGATTGATATATGGCAACAACAAAATTAGCAGATATTATAAACCCAGAGGTTATGGGTCCAATGATAGGTGCAAAAGTAGAAGCACTTTGTAAAATAACACCATATGCAAAAGTTGATACAACATTACAAGGTGTTCCAGGGGATACAAAAACAACACCAAGTTGGGAATACATAGGAGATGCAGAAGATGTAGCTGAAGGTGAAGAAGTCGGAACAGTAGGATTAAAAGCTGGGTCAACTACTTTTACAATAAAAAAAGCTATGAAAGCTGTATCTATAACTCAAGAATCTATTAATAGTGGATTAGGTAATCCAGTAGCACAAGCTGAAACTCAATTAGCAAAATCTATAGCTCAAAAAGTTGATAATGATGTATTAGATGCTGCTTATACTGGAACTAATAGAGTAGCTGGAGGTACATTAGCTGTAATATCTTACAGTGGTATAGTTGATGCAGTAACACAATTCGAAGATGAAGAAGATGGAATAGAAAAGGTTATGTTTATACATCCAAAACAAGAAGCAACTTTACTAAAAGATTCTAACTTTTTATCAGCTGATAAATTCACTGCTGGAGTAGCAGTAAACGGAGCTATAGGTAAAATAGCTGGTTGCTGGGTTAAAAAATCTAAAAAAGTTATGTTAGTTCAAGCAGAAAAAAATGACAGTGGGACAGTGACTATAACAGAAGATAATTTAGCTGAATATAAAAAGAAAACTTTAGATGGTTCTACTTTAAAAGTAAGCGATAAAGTTAATGCAGTGGCAGCAGCTAACCAATACTATTTAAATCCAATATTAAAAATGGAGCCAGACAGTCCTGAAACAGAATATACAGAAGATGAATTACCAGCAATAACAATCTTCCTTAAAAAAGATACTTCTTTAGATCATGAATGGTTCCCTAAAAAACAAATACATGATTTAACAACTGCTAAATACTATGGAGTAGCTAAAACTAACGATGCTAAAATAGTACTTGCTAAATTTAAAAAATAATAGGACGTGATTTAGATGGATGATTTAGAAATGCTAAAGCTAATTTTAAGGGAGAGTGATTCTCCCTTTTTTAGCGATGAACAACTCCAATTTTACGCAGAAAAAAATAACTATGACATAAATAAAACTGCTTATGAATGCCTTCTAGCCAAAGCAGAAGATGATAGTATTGCCTTACCAGGGGGATTAAGCTTGCCGAACAATAAAGAATACTGGTTAAGGCTTGCTAAAAAATACAGACCGAATGGAAGTAAGATCTTATGATAAATAAAGAAAAAATCAAATCGAAAGTTGAAAAAGCAATAAAAAAGCTCCCTTCTTTAGGAGTGGTTAAGCGAGCTTACACAAATGATTTTGGAGAAAAGTCAGACTTACTTGAATTAGTATGTGAAATAGAAGGCTTATATCATGAATCAAATAATCAGTATGGCCAAAGTATAACATTGCAAAATAAAGCAGAGGTAATAAAAGAAAAAAGTATATATTTTTTAGTTGTATACGATGAGACTGCGAAGCTTATACAGAAAGATGACTATATATATATAAATGGCTATAAATATCAAATTAAAGATATTGGAAATGTAAATAAAATGGATATTTATGCGGATATGAGATTACAAGAGGTGAGCTACGATGAGTAATTTTAGCATGAATATTGACGAGTTAATGGATATGTTAGAACAAAAAAGAAATAGAACAAAAGCAGCGCTTGAAATATATGCTAATAGCTCAGCTACAAAACTTCAAAATCACGCAAGAGTAAATAAACCTTGGACAGATAGGACACATGATGCTAGAAATAGACTTAATGCATCATGGGAATGGAAAAACGAGAATGTATTAAGTATTGCATTATCACACGGAGTTAATTATGGGATATATCTAGAAAAAGGAACATCACCACATGTTATAACAGGGAATCCTTGGTTGTATTGGCAAGGAGCTAGTCATCCTGTTAAAAAAGTCAATCACCCTGGTACAAGACCTTATCCAATTATAATGCCAACAATAAATGAAATAGGTCCACAGGTTATGTCTGGACTAAGTATACTTCTAAGGTAGGTGAGGTTAATGTTTCAGGATTTATATAGATTTCTTAGAACTGGCGGATTAAAAGTGTACTCACTTGGACAACAGGATAAAATTTGCACAGACCCATTTGTATTGATTTATGAAGCTGGAACAGAAGATACTTCAAGTAGTAAGAATCTAAAAAAAGAAAGCATAGAGTTATGGGTATTTTATCCTTTTAATGAATACTCAAAGGTTGAGGATTATATAAAACAAGTTGAAAATACAATAAAAAAATTCGGCAAACTAAGAAAAAATTATGATAAGTATGCAATAGAAATTGATAATGATATGAAAGCATATTATACAAAACTTTCGTATTTCAGATATGTATATAGAGAAGGAGGTAGATAAATATGGCAGCTACAGTAAAAAAGATAAATCAAATGCCACTATCAGATGTATCATTGGTTAGAGTTGTAACTGAAACTGATATTTTTAGTTTCAAAACTTCTGATGAAATTTCAACAGAAGAAGTGGTTTCAGAAGGCGAAGAACAAACTCTTAAGCTAAAGGGTGAAATATATGCAAATAGAGAAGCTAAAGATACTGTACTTGGTTATGACTTAACTTGCAAAGACAATGTAATGTGTCCTGAGCTTCTTAAAGTTATTCAAGGAGGTACTATCGAATACGATACAGATGGAAAAACTTTTAAAAAATATACAGCGCCACCAGTAGGACAAAATGCATCAAAAACATCGTTTGATGTTGAAGTTTATTCTGCAGAAGTAGGAACAGATGGAGACACTGGAAACTTTTCAAAAGTGACATTCCCAAGTTGTAAAGGAAAATCAGTGCCTTTAAGTTTTAAAGATGGTGAATATTATTCAAATGAATATACTATTCAATCAAGACCAGAGAAAGGAACTGCACCTTATACAATAGAAAAAGTAACTGCTTTACCAAATGATACAGTATCAGAATGAACAAATGATATAGAAGAAAATAAGATTGTAGAAGAAAATAATGTTATAGATGAAATAGACCTCTCTAAATAATTTTAGAGGGGTTTTTATTATGAAAGGAAATAGATAATGGAAAATTTACAAGTAACAAGTTTAGAAAAATTAAAAAGAGTAAAACAAACTCAGATAGTAAGTTTAGGTAAGTTTGAAGATGGAACAGAACTTATAGCTGAGCTAAAAAGACCAGATATGCTAGCTTTTATAACAGAAGGTAAAATACCTAATACTCTTTTACAAGAAGCAGCAGAAGTATTTAACGGGAAAACTGAAACTGTAAACAAAGCAACTATAGAAGGAGATGTTACAGCTTTAAAACAGTTAGGAGAGCTATTAGAGTTTTTATGTGAAGAAACATTAGTAAATCCAAGCTATAAAGAAATAAAAGAAATAGGTATAACGCTACCACTAGAAATGAAAACAACAATTCTTACTTATGTTCAAGCTGGAATTGACGGGCTAAAAAGCTTTCGTAAAGAGCAAGAACGTATTGAGAATAATCAATCAGTCGGAGAAATATAGAAGATTACCAAGTGAAATAGCAAGAATAAAAGATGAGTACGTGGCTTTTTGCTTTGATGAAGCTTGTATGTATATATCATGCCAACTTGAAGAAAAGAAAAAACCACGATGGAGTGAAGATCTAATAGACCAAGAAACAGGAAAGAAAAAAACATTTATATCAGAAGCATGGAAAAAACAAAGAAAGGAGGTTAAATAATGCCGGATACAAACTTAGGAACTGCAACAGGCTATTTAAATCTTGATATACAAAACTGGAATAATGCATTAGATGATGCTAGAGAAAGTTTACGAGAGTTTGAAAATAGTTCTAGTTCTATGGGTGATACATTAAGAAATACACAACAAGCTACAAATGGAGTAAGCGATGCATTACGAAGTACAAGCGATTCAGCTAGTAGGGCAAGAAGCGCTTTTGATAGTGTTAGACAAGTAACTAGCAGTACAAGTAATGCCTTTGACGATATTACAAGTTCAGCATCTAGAACTAGAAGTGAATTTAGTAGAACAACTCGTGAAGCTCAAAGATTCGAAAGACAAATGCAAAGACTAGAATATGAGCTAGGCGGAGAAGTACCGCAAGCGACACGAGAAGCATATCAAGAAATGTATAGGCTTAGAGGTGAAGTAAGAAATGCAAGAAGATACTACGGAAGCTATTCACAAGAAGCTATGCAAGCGAGAAATGCAATGACAGAGTTCGCGCTAAGTTTAGATGACAATACATTTAGACAGATTTATATGAGAGGACAATTAGGCCTTACAGAGAGACAGCTACAGACACAAGCTAATAGTATAAGACTTAACGCGAGAATGACTAGCTTAATGGGAGACCAAACTCAAATATTAACACAACGTATGCAAGGTTTACAAGACCATGGAATAAGACCTGAGATGTTATTGCCAGCATCAACTCCAGGACAATTCCGATTATTAAGTGAAGCGATGAATTTAGGAGTTTCGCCACTAAATCGTCTATCTGCAGGATATAGAACGTTAGGCGGTAGAGTTGAAGGAGTTATAAAGAGATATTCAGCTCAGAAAGTAGCAGTAAGACTTGCACAAGGAGATATGACGAGATACGGATTGTTAATGAGAAGTTTGACTACTGGTACTGCCAATCTTGGACTTGCAATTCCAATTGTAGGAGTTGCTGCAATTACCGCATATGGAACTTTATTTAGTGCGGCTATGCAAGCAGATGAAGGATTGCAAAAGCTATGGGATACTACAAAAAACAAGTTAGCAAAAGCATTCGAACCTTTGATAGAAACTGCAGGGCAAGTTTTAGAAGTAGGCATGAAAGTTGTTGGTGTTATAGCTGACTGGGTTACAAAATTCAATGAGGCACATCCAATAATCGCAAAAGTAGCTAGTGTAGTTGCCTTGTTAGCACCAGCAATGACATTATTGTTATTACCTCTTTCTATGGGTGCTGGATTATGGAATGGTTGGATGGTTGCCCTCAATGGTGCTTGGACTATGATTGGTGGAGTTGTCACAATGATAGGAACTGCTACCTCAACATTTTTTGCTTTTGCGATACCTATTGCTGCAGTAACCGCTGGACTTATTCACCTTTATAAGACAAATGAAACATTTAGGACTACTGTAAATAATGCTTGGCAATCGGTAAAAGAAAAGGCAAAGGATGTATTTGGTACACTTGAAAAGTATTTTACAGAAACTATTCCAAATGCATATAAAAAAGGTGGTATAAAAGGAGTTATAGATCAATTTGCAGATACATTTAAAAGTGGATTAGATAAGGTAAAATCATCATTACCTCAATGGCTAGAAAGCGGTAAAAGTATAGCTAGCAACCTAGCTCAAGGGATTAATCAGAATTTACCAGCTTTACAGTCAAAAGCAAGCGAAATAATATCAAACTTAGTAGCTGGAATCTTGAAAGTAGCACCGAAATTAATAGAAACAGCAGGACAATTAATCCAAGCATGGCTAAAAATGTGGAGTAATAACGTAAAATTATTTTTAGATGCTGGATTTAAACTGCTTGAAATGATTATGCAAGGTATAGCGCAAGCATTACCGACATTAATTGAAACTATAGTAAATGTTGTATCTACAGTAATAAACATCATAGCCGAAAACCTGCCAAAAGTAATTGAAGCAGGAGTATACATTATAACTGCACTTGTAAATGGTATAAGCCAAAATCTACCAGCTATAGTTGATATAATAACAAATACACTAAGTTCTATAGTTAACATCATATTAGAAAATTTACCACTAATTATAGAAGCTGCAGTACAGATTATAACAACCTTAGCAGTTGCATTAGTAGAAAATTTACCAACATTACTAGAAGCTGCAGTAAAATTAGTTATTGAAATTGCTAGATGCATATTAGAAAATTTACCACTAATTATAGAAGCTGGTATTCAACTTGTAATAGCATTAGGACAAGCAATAATACAAGCATTGCCTCAGATAGTTGTAGCAATTGGAGAATTATTTGTCGGAATATTAGAGGTAATAGGTGAAGAAATAGGAAAACTAGGTGAATTTTTATTAAGCAAAGCTATGGAAATAGTCCCTCAAATTCAAAGTAAAATATCAGAACTATGGGAACAAATAAAGATAACAGTAACAGAAAAAGCTACAGAGTTATGGAATTCTATAACACAATGGGCAAATAGTGTATATAGTAGCGCATCAAGTTGGATTAGCAATTTGATATCATCAATAGGTACGTGGTTAAGTGGCTTACCAGGAAAAGTAGGCTATGCATTAGGGTTTGTATTAGGAGCCATAACTAGCTGGGGAATTAATACATATAACTATTTTGCTACAAATATACCGATGTGGATTAACTCAATAGGAAACTGGTTCTCTCAATTGCCTTCCAAGATAGGTAAATGGCTTACAGATACATATAGCAGAGTAACTCAATGGGGTAGTAATATGTTATCAAAAGCGCAAGAAACTGGTAGTCGATTTATAAGTAATACTATAAATTGGTTTCAACAATTACCAGGAAAGGTATGGAATTTCCTAAGCAATACTTACAGCAAAGCAACTCAATGGGCATCGCAAATGATTGCGAAAGCACAACAAGCTGGAAGTCAATTTGTAAGTAAAGTAGGAAGTGCATTATCAACATTGCCAGGGCGAGTATGGTCATTTTTATCTAGCTGTATATCAAAAGCAATTAGCTTTGCATCGCAATTTGGAGCGCAAGGTCAAAAAGCAGCTAATGATTTTAAAAATAAAATAATAAACGGAGTTAATTCTATCCCTGGCAAAATGGCAAGTATAGGTAAACAAATAGTACAAGGTATATGGAGAGGTATATCTGGAGCTGGAAGTTGGCTTAGAACTCAAATATCTAATTTTGCCAGTGGAGTAGTAAAAGGATTCAAGGCTGGATTTAAGATTAATTCACCAAGTAAAATTATGCGAGATATAATCGGTGTTGGTATAGTAGAAGGTATTGGTGTCGGGATAGATCAAGAGGAAAATAGTTTGCTTGGAAAAGCTAAAAATCTAGCTAATAGTGTAGTTGGTGTTATGAATAACAATGCAACTACAATGGATTTAATAGGTACTGCTAAAGGATTAACTGGTAATATTGGTGCTGTAACTCAAACAACACAAAATAATACAAGTAATGCTATAAATATAAATATAAATAATCCTTGTATAAATGATAAAATAGATATAGAAACTCTAGCAAATGACCTAGCATTCTATCTAAAAAGAAAAAAAGTATTAACAGTATAAGGAGGTGTAGAAATGGAATTTACAGAATATAAAGACCCGATAGTTTTATATTTAGACGATAAACCGAGTACAGATTATGGAATAAAGGTGTATGAAAGTAATATCCTTTCTGCGCCTTCTAAAAAATTAGAGTTTGTTGAAATAGAAGGAAGAGACGGAGCACTAACAATAGACAATGGATATGAAGATTTTGTATTAACACTTGGTTGTGTGCTTGTAAATAATAATAGCAAAGTTGAAACTACTCCAGCATTAGCAAGAAGGGCAAAGAAATTCCTTCTTAACGGAGCAAATAGAAAGATACAATTAAGTGAGGACATGGGTTTTTATCTATTAGGAACTTATAATTCTGATGTTGACATAGAAGAAGCAATTGAAAACTTTGGATTGTTCCAGGCACAATTCAGATGCAAGCCTTATAGATTCTCTAATAGTAATAAAACAGTAGAGATAACTACTAAAAATACTGTAATAAAAAATGATGAATATAAAACCAAGCCTGTTATTGATGTGTATGCAACAGGAGACATAACTATCAATATAAATAATCAAGAAGTTGTTTTAAAAGCCTTAGAAGGACATATACAACTTGATTGTGAAAAAATGAATGCAACTACTGTTAATTCGCTTGGAAAAATAGTAAATGCAAATCAGAAAATGTATAGTGATTTTCCTGTTTTAGAAGAAGGTAATAACAATATAACTTGGACTATAGGAACAGGCGCTAGTTTTACTAAAATAATAATAAATTATAGAATGGCGGTGATATAGTGATACCAAGAATTTATGATAACAGTTTTACAACGTATGAAAGCAACGGATTAGGTTTATTGGTAGATGCTATATCTTGCCAAGTTGAAGAAGAATCAAACGGAGATTTCGAGTTAACACTCGTATATCCTTCTGATGGTTCTTTTTTTTATGCGTTAAAACAAGACAACCTTGTAAAAGCTGATGCATCGGATAACTTAAAAGGGCAGCTTTTTAGAATAGATACAATATCAAAACCTCTAAATGGCCAAGTGACTGTATATGCAAAACATATTTCATTTGATTTAGCTAAAAACTCTTTAAATGAGGATGTAGCTGAAGAAAATATAAAGTGTGAAAATGCTGGTAAACATATGCTTCAAAAATCTGATGCTGACAGTAGATTTTCTATTGAAAGTAATATAGAGATGCTTGGTAACTACAGCATGGATAGAAAAACAGATTGTTTGAGTGCTATAGCTGGGACAAGAGGTTCTCTTATAGATACATTCGGTAATGGTCCTAAGCTTCTTAGAGATAACTTTACAATATCCGTACTTACTAGAAGAGGTAAGGATGATAACACTCTTATAGCTTATAAGAAGAACATCACAGGCTTTACGTTAGAAGAAGATTATTCAGAAATAATCAATATTATAAAACCTTATGCTACTTATACAGAAGATGAAGTTGAAAAAACTCTATATATTGATGAAACAGGAGTAAAATCGCCAAGATATGTAGAAGGTGATATAGTAAAAAGTCAATGGATGGATTTTTCAGACAAATTTGACGAAGATGAAGCTCCAACAAAAGAAAAATTAAAAAATCTAGCTGAAAAATATTTCAACGATAATAGCTGCGACCTTCCTAAAATGACTTATAAAATAGAATTTCAACCGCTTAGCCAAACGGAAGAATACAAGGAAGATGGATTAGCTGAACTAGAATATATAGGCATGGATGATAGTGTATATATAGCTAACAGCAAATATGGAATAAGAGACCAAGCTAGAGTTATAAAAACAACTTATAACGTATTAGCAGACAAATATATATCTATAGAATTAGGTGATCCAAAGACAACACTAGGCTCAATCATAAATAAAAATAATACTGACACAGTAACAAAAGATGAAGTAAAAGACATTGTAGATAAAACAAATAAAAAAGATTATCCTAATACATTGCCAGCGGTTCCAGTTGTAACTATAGATAGAGCCGGATTTAAGACAGTTTCTCTTAGTTGGACTTTTGATAATAAGCCTTATTATTCTTATCAAGTTTATGCTAGTCAAGAACAAGGATTTAGCCCTAATGCATTTGACTTGATTTATGAAGGGAAAGGAAGTGCTTTTCTCCATGAGGTAGAATGCTCACAGACTTGGTACTATAGAGTAAGAGCGATTAATACTTATGGAAATGCTACGGATTTTTCAGAAGAAGTTAGTGCAACAACTACCAAAATAAGTGATGCTGCAGAATATTTTCAAGAAGCTGCGATAGAAAGTGCTTTGATTGGATCACTTAATGCTGATGTAATCAATGCTGGGAAACTCAAAGGCACTTTTATAGATGCAAGACAACTAACAGTTACAGATGGAAACGGAAATATTACTTTTCTGATAGATAGCGAGGGTAATGTAAGTATCCGAGCAACAGAATTCAGTCTCGAAGGCAAAACTATCAGTTCCTACATTGACGATGTGACTACTGATATATCCGAGCAAAAAGAAAGAATAAATAAAATACTTGAAGATGGTACATTAATACCTTCTGAAAAAAGGCAATTACAAATAATTTTAGATGATATAGCAAAAGAATATGCTGAAATCACAGCAAATGCCTTAAAGTACAATATAGCTTACAATGATTTTCAAACTGCATATAATGCTTTATATAATTACTTAACTGTAGATTGCAAAATAAACGACATTGAAATTACAACAAATGTGCATCAAGATACTTTGAAAAATTATTTTGAAAATTATTATACAAAAAGAGGAAATATAAACAATTTAATAAATGATAAAATAAATAGTAATATTGACGATAAATTAAGCAGTTCAGATTCTGAAGCAGTATTTAATGCTCTTACTAAAAATGGAACAATACAAGGGTTATATATGCAAGATGGAAAACTTTATTTTAACGGTCAATATATTAATGCTAAAAATTTAAAAGTAATAGATTCAAAAGGAAATACTACTTTCTATATAGATTCAAATGGGAATGTAACAATTAATGCAACAGACTTTAGCTTAGAAGGTAAGGCTATAGATGACTATGTAAATTCTCATGTAGTAGAAGTTACAGGAATTACAATGAAGAGAGTATCTATATCTTACTATATTTCTACTTCACCTACTCAGTTATTAGGAGGTAGTTGGTCCACAACAAAACCTACTTGGGTAAGTGGGAAATATATATGGCAAAAAACAGTAACTACATATTCTAATAATACAACAAGCGAATCAGAACCAGTTTGTATAACAGGACCAAAAGGTGAGCAAGGTACTCCAGGTGGTAAAGGCGACCAAGGTGTGTCTATTACTAGAGTAAGTAACAGATATGGCAAAAGTACATCTAAAATAGACCCTCCAACAACTTGGTATACAAACTATCCAGAATGGGAAAGAGGCTATTACATATGGACTAAATCTATAATCTATTATAGTGATGGTACAACAACAGAAACCACACCTTATGTAGATACTTCCTGGGAAGGTATGGCAAATCTTGTAGATAATAAAGTTGATAACACACAACAAGCAATATTTAATGCTCTTACAAACAACGGACAAGTACAAGGTATATATTTACAAAATGGAAAAGTTTATTTAAACGGAGAATATATAAAAACCAATAGTTTAAATGCATCTAATATAACTTTCGATGATTTAACAGGTAAAACTATAAAAGGCGCTAGATTTTTCACTGCACCTAAAGAAGGTGCAACTGATGGATATTTATTTAGAATTTATTCAGATGGTAGTGTTTATAGTTCTAAAACAATCCAAGTATATGGAGAATCTAATGATGGAAGTTATGCTCAATTAACTCCTGGCAAAGTAACTGCGACAGAATATTTACAATCGCCAGGACTTATTACAAGTAACAACAGTCTTTATTTTGGGATACAAGGATATACGCCACCAAATGATAACTCAACAAGAATGGTTAAATTGACAAGAGATGCAAATAATGAATATACCTATTTCATGCCTTGTTATAATCCTACAAGCTCAAGTGGGGGTATAAGATTAGGTTCTACAAGTGGATTTTGGAATGTTGTATATGCAACTAATGGTGTAAAAACAAGTTCAGATAGATCACTAAAAGAAAATATTAATTACTTAAATAAAGAAAGCTCAATTAACTATGATGATTTGTATAATTTTATAAAAAACGATTATGCCTTAGCAACTTATAATTATATAGGAGAAAGTGAAAAGAGAATATCAGCTATAGCCCAGGATATGCTTGTAAATTCAGATGGTACTGATAATAAAATCGGACAGTTAATAACTAATTCAGAAGAAGCATATAAAACACAAGCAACGTTAGCAATAGAAGAAACCCAATTGGTCAATGTATTAATAGGAGCATTAAAAAAGACAATGGAGAAGGTTGAGGAATTAGAAGATAAGCTAAATAGTAAATAGAAAGGGGATGTTGATTTGATTAAATATGATTACACAGTAACGGTTACAGGTAACACGGCAAAATTAGATAAAGACATATATTTATTTAGGGGAAATAAGAATGTGCATTATTATTTTGCTATAAAAAATGCATCTTTTAATTTTAAGGGGACTACAGATCTAATAGAAAAAACAAATGCAATAAATGCTGCAGTTACAGTTGTGAAACCAAATGCAGTAGAAGTAGCAAATGCTATAGCTCCAGTAGAAAATGGTAAAATACACCTAAAGGTAACAGAAGATCTAATCGATGAAGAAGTAGAAGTCGGAGATTTTGATTTGGTATTTGATTTGTTCGATGATACTGACGGGGCAGTAACAATTCCAAAAGTAATAGGACAATTCCATGTACTAGAAAGACCATGCACAACTCCCATTTCCGAATTGGTAGCAACTAACACAACAAATGAAGTAGACCAGGCTCTAACGGATTATGCTATTGTTACTTATGCAGAGCCTGTAGCTTCTACAAATGCAGACGGAACTTTTGCTAAAAAAACATGGGTAGCAAAAGAAAAAATTACAACAGCAGAGTTAAACAGAATGGAAGAAGGTATAAGCGATGTTAGTTCGCAATGTAAAGATATTGCGAAGAAAATAGATGAAATAGCAAGCAGTGGTGGAAGTGGAGGTAGTAGTGGAACTACTACAAGTGATTATGATACAGAAATATCATTACCGTTTACAGCCAGCAAAGATACTGATGTTAAAGTAGTTTTTTCTAAGGGTGATGAAATATCAAATCCAAGTTATACGAATGAAGTTTCAGGGAATACACCAAATGATTTTGATGTACAAAAATATGGTAGTCCTACTGATTATACGTTAGAAAACGTAACAGAAGATGGCATTAATTGTTTAAAGTTCCAATATACAGGTGGAGTACATTATTATAGATTGTATTCAAAACAAGATACAAGTAAAAAATATGGAAGCGATATCTATTTTGTATATATGAAAATTAAATTAGTTGGAGATGCAGATGCTACATATTTACCTCAAGCTATGACTCACATATCATATAATACAACAAGTATTCAAGGATTTAATGGGGTTAGTCAATTAGAAGACCAACTTAAAAATATAACTGATTGGCAAGAATTATGTATAGCAGGAAAGGTTGCTCAAAATGATAACTATATGAATTTAAAACCATATATAGGATTTTCACAAATTACAGGAACAGTATATATAGCTAGAATGTGTTTAGTTAATTTAACAACGCAAGGATTAGAAAGTAAAACAAAAGATGAACTTTTAGAAATGGCTAGAAGCGGTCGATTTGATAATGGTGGTTCTACTTCTACCACAGAATTTTCTTGTACTGTAACAAATGGAAGTGTCACTGAAGATATTACCCCATTTACTGATACAGGGGTTACGAAATATTATACTGTATCAAATGGAAATACATTTTCAGTGTCAAAGCGTACAGAATATGGTATGCCTTCTATACAAGTATTTATAAAATCTTCAACTGCGACAGAAATTGAAGATAGTGATATAAAAATAAATACTAGGTTTAAAGGGAAAAAAGTAATATTTGAGGGAGATAGTATAACGGATTATGATTATTTAGAGGGTTATAACAATAAATCATGGGCAAATTATCTTACTACTATATTAGGAATGAATTTAGTATCAAATGGAGCAGTGGGTGGCTCATTATTAACTCATTCAAATGAAGCTGATGGATACTCTGTTCAACAAAGAATTGCTAATATAACTTATGATAGTAACACTAAATTATTTTTAATTCATGCGGGCACTAATGACTGGGGACAAGCAAAAACTCTTGGTGAAATAGATAGTACTGATATTTCTACAATATGTGGTGCATTAAATAATATAATAGACAAAGTACAAACCAATTGCCCAAAAGCTACAATAGTTATAATTTCTCCAATACATAGACAAAGTGACCACGGAGGGTTTTTAAATAATTCTGCAAATTATTCCTTATATGATGTAGCAATAGCATATGAAAAAATATGCAAAAGATGGGGGGTAAAATTTATTAATGGTTTAGAAATAGGATTGAATGCACTTAATTCAAATAATTTAGCAACTAACTATTTGGATGGATTACATCCTACACCAATAGGTCATAAAATAATGGCAGTAGAATTTGCTAGAAAAATAGCCACATTTTAGTAAAAATTATGATAATATATAGGTATAAATGATTATATGTTAGTGGGGAGTAAGCTATGTATTCAAAAATAGAATTAATTGTTAGAAGATTTGTTCAACATTATAACCCAAAAAAATATTGGAAACTAAGAAATAAAATAACTAATAAAAATAGTTATCCTAAAATATTAAAATATATATGGTTATTAAATTTAAAGAGACAAGATGCCTTTAATAATGCATCACTAGGAACTCAAATAAACGGCGGTGCAACATTTAAATCTACACCAAATTTGCCACATGGAATAAGTGGTATTTATATATCGACAAATGCTGTAATAGGAAACAATTGTACAATATTTCATCAAGTTACAATAGGTGAAGGAAAAGGGGGAGCCCCTACTATTGGTGATTGGTGTACAATATGTGCAGGTGCTAAAATTACAGGCGGAATAAAAATAGGTAATAATGTTACAATCGGAACAAATTGTGTTGTTTTTGAAGATATTCCAGATAACACTCTTGTTGTTATGGATAAACCGAGATATATAACAAAAAGACTAGATTAATTTCTAGTCTTTTTTAATACCAAGTTAGTTCGCAATTTAAAAATATTGTGTACCATTTTTCCTATGTAGGAAGAATGGTATTTAAATCATTTTATAGTATAATAACTGTAAGGGGGTGAAAAAGATGTAAAATGTGAGAATACAAGAATAAAAACTATATATAATTAAAAAAACTAAATCTATTTTTAAAAGGACTGTAGCGGTACAGTCCTTTTTTATATAAGAAAGGAATTTTGCATGAATGATGAATGGTTAAAAGACACACTAAAGAGACACGATGAAAGGCTGCAAAGACATTCTGAAAGAATAGACAAACTAGAAAATACACAGTCTGAAATGGCAGTAAAAATAGAAAATCTATGCAATACCATAGACAAATTAGCAATCAACTTAAATAAACTAACTTATGCAATTATAACAGCTCTAGTTAGTTTTTTCTTTTATGCAATACAAAATAATTTATTTAATTAATAGGAGGTAGTTATGTTTGATTTAAATTTATTAGGTAGCTACTTAGTTTTAGTAGTAGTAGGTATTTGTGTATGTGTAGGATATGTTATAAAAACAAGTTTTAGTTTTATAGATAATAAATACATACCTTGCATCATGGCACTTTTAGGATGCGCTTTAAACATATGGATAGCTGGATATGTAAGTCCAGAAGTTATACTTGGTGGATTATTTTCAGGACTTGCTTCTGTAGGCTTACATCAAGCTTTTAAGAACTTGATAGAAAAATAGATATAAATACTTTATAAGGTAACTGTAAGGTGCTTAGAAAGTCGATAGGAAGGTCGATTTTTTAAGCATCTTTTATTTTCAGAAAAGGAAGTGTTATTATGAGTAAAAAATATTTAGTAGCTATAGATGCAGGACATGGTATGCATACAGAAGGTAAACAATCAGTTCCAATGTCAAAAAATTTATACATAGATGGTGAATTAGTCAGAAAAAAAGGAAAGATCATAAAAGAAAATGAATGGAATAGAGGTGTGAGTGAATACTTATCAGCTGCACTAAAAAGATGTGGTATAGATACAATGTTTACTGCAGATATGACAGGTAAAACAGATATTGCCTTGTCTAATAGAGCAAGTAAAGCTAATAAAGCTAAAGCAGATATATTAATTTCAAATCACTAT